GTAGGTCGATTCCTGGTCGAGGGAGTCCACGTAGATATCGGCCGAGGCTCCCAGGATCATGGACGCCTTGGTGTTGATGGCGGAGAAGGTCCAGTTGACCACCCCTTGGAAGCACCAGGAGGCTAGGGCTCTGGCACCTCCAGAGGTCGGTGAAGTCCAGTTGTATCGGCCCTGATATCGGTCCCAGAGTTGTTTGAAGTTCCTGGTTCTGCCCTCGATGGCACCTTTTGCGGCTGTTACGAGGGTTTTCGCGTAGCGGTAGGCTGGTAGGGCGGTGTCTGGCCCCTTCGGCGGGTCCTTCGTTGCAGAGGCGTCTTCGTAGCTCTGTAGAGCCATCGTGGCACAACTTCTAGTGGCACATGTGCCAGTATGTCAATCTATTTCTATTTTCCCACCCCGAGGCGGGCTACAACGGCGTTCCTCCATTTCAGCCCACTTCTGGCGCCGACTTGGTGGCCCCAAGACAAGTCGGTTGTCCCGACCCGTAGGGGCGCTGGATTGGTGGCGAGATAGCACTGGCACCCAGCCGAATACTGGACTGCTGGCTGGTCTGGGAGAATCAATCCCCCGGCCTCGACTTGGAACACCCAGCCCGTCAGTGGGTCTTCCCCAATCGCCTCTCGCATAGCGTCCAGGGCTCCCGGAAGGGCGATGTCGTCGTCGTCCAAGAACCAGATATGGCTCGTTTTGGCCTTGGCCGCGCCTATATCTCGGGCCCGCTCTCCGAAGTCCCAGGTCAGGGGCCAGTCCATCTCGATAATGAGTTGGTCTTCGTCCTTGAGTTGGCCCACTACGGAAAAGACCGCATCGCCAAGGGATCGGCGGCCCATAGCTGGGATGATAACGGCAATACTCAGATGGGGCCGCCTACGAGTGGAAGTTCGGTTCTCGACTGGTTATGGCCCCACCGGACCTTCAGGAGGTTGAAGTCTGGCCATTCTATGACCGGCTCCTCGTAGTGGACGGCCAGGGCGATGCCGGAGGCGATGGCCAAGTCGTCGTGGTAGCCGTCCTGGTGCATGACCTTGACCCGGTCCCCGATGCGGCGGCCAATCATGTGCCCCATCTCCTCGACCAGTTCCCTCGAAGGAGTCCACTTGTCTTCGGTCAGGGCGCGTTTCATGGCGTCGATAACCCGGTGCCTCGACTGTTCGCTCGTGGTCCAGCCGTACTTGTCGGTGTAGGTGCCAGATGAGCGGCCCAAGTTCTTCTGCATGTAGAGGTTATGGTACTCGGACGATACGGAGGCGTTGATCGCGGCGCCTCCCCCTTGTCCGTTATTCTCGATGATCAGGAGGGCGTCGTTGTAGTGGCGGGCGGCTGGGAGGACGATGTCTCGGTAGAAGGCGTCGGGTCCGATGTTGTCAGCTTTGGCGTAAAAAACCTGACAGAGGTCGGCACGGTCAAAAACCGAGCAGGCTGAGTAGTCGTGGCCCTTTCCCAGGCCGGAGCTAGGGTCCCAGGCGAGTACGTAGTTATGGGCCGTTTCCCTTTCGCGTTGCACCCGGCACGGCGATGCTCCATCGGTCGCCTCCATGACATGTCGGTTGAAGGATGTGGAGCGAAACCGCACGGGGCGGCTCTCCGGGGCTCTCTCAAGGGCTCTGAGCAGCAAACCATAGGAGAAGGCGGGCCGGGTGATGAACGGGGTCCAGAGGCCCAGGATTCGGGCCTCCCGCTCCATGGGGTCAACCTTCGCTTCCTTGTCCGCGACGTACTCGGGGGTCAGAAAGCCCCCGTTTTCGATCAGGCAGTCGGTGAGTTCGAAGCGAAGGCAGAAGGTGCCTGGAATCCAGTCCTCGTGGGCGGTCTCGTTGGGCTCTTTCCAGAGCTTTCGGCGCATCCACTCAAGGCCGGTGTCCATCTTGGGCGTGAGGGTAAAGAGCATGTCCAGGGGCTCGTCGGGGAGGCCTCGCGCCTGGAGTTCCCCAAAATTCTCCAAACCGCGCTCGCCCCCCATAGCCTCATCGACCCAAATGGCGCGGCACCGCTCGGCCAAAAGGGACGATTCGCCCTCTTTCTGGCTCTTGATCTGGATTACGGAGCCGTTTTCTAGCTCGAAGACGTGTTCTTGCTTAAACCACTTCCAGGCTGGGGAGCCGGATGGTTTTCGGGGCAGCATGTCGGAGATTTTCCGCTGCATGACTCGGCCAGCGGAGTTGTACTCGACGCAGACGGCCCAGCAGACGTTCGGGACGTTGTACTCCTCGTTGCGTATAGGGTTGTAACCGAGGGCGTAGGATACAAAGTCAGCCGCACCTGCCGTAGATTTACCGCCACCATTGGGACCGGCAAGTACACGATAGTGGGCCTTGGATTCATGCCAGGGAAGGACTTTTGGGACCGCCGTCAGTGGATAGGCGAGCCAGGGTGAGCTTCTGGCTCTAGCCCGGTATTCCTTGAGTTCGTCAGGAGTTAGTCGGAGTCTCATCGACGGGCGGGGCCTCGGCGGTGTCCTCCAAGTCCTCGGGAACGTCTCCTACGATGGTCTCTTCGGGCTCTACGGGTTCGGTGGGCGGATCGTGTACTTCCATATGGGCCTCGATTCTCCTGTGGTAGCTCTCGAAAAAGCGGCGGTCGGAATTGGTGTCCCCGACCTTTCGGGCATCAATGGCAACGTTGACACTTGGGCCCCCAACGGTCAAGACCTCTGCGGTCTGTAGCATGACCTTGAAGGCGGCGATATCGGTCTTCGCAAGTTCGGCCTGGGAATCGATGGCTGCGGCCGTGGCCTGAAGGGCCCGGAGCCGGATCTGGGCGATAACTCTCAAGCGGATGTCGGATCGGTTCAGGCGGGACTCTAGGAAGTCTACCTGCCAGCCGAGTTGGGAGGCCAATCGGGCGACCTTCTGGGGCGTATTGAGATCCCCGCGAGCCAGGGCCTTGACCAAACGTTCCTCGGCCCAGTCGGGGTCGGGCTTGACTGGGGCGATGTCCCCGGTCCCAACGACGGACTGGGAAGGAAGCCAGGCTTCTTTCGACGGTCCGCGTGTGGGCCAGGCGTAGGTCTTAGGCATCGGGATCGAGCCTCATGGTGCGAACGATCTTCTCGATTTCGGCTACGTCAGACGCCGTGGCCGAGGCTTGGCCCGCGTTGCTTGGGGGCAGAGTCGGAGCCAAGACCTCCAGCCGCAGCGCCACCTTCTCAAGGCGAGTAATCAGGGCCTCCATGCGAGACGCCTGCGTCGAGTCCTTCATGTGCCTGCCGGTGCAAGTCTGACCCTGCGATCCGCTGGCCTCTCACGAGTCATATGCCATCCGTGGCATCGACGACCGATTGGGACGCCACGGCGACACTGAGGGCACTGAGCCCACTGGCCAGCAGTTTCACCTATAAGAAGCGTACCTTCGTGATTGATAGCGTATACAGGCTTCATTGGACCTTCATGTAGCCGGAAGTGATCCGCTCCCCCTCGCGCCACGCGATGCTCCGGAACTCCTCCCACACCTTCTGGGCCTCCTTGTGAGTCAGGTGATGAAGCCCCCGCTCCGTCATCGCCTCTAGCTTCAACTGAAGGTCCCGCTGCTCCCGAATGTGGGCCGAGGTCCACTTCCCGTAATTCGGCTTCGGCTTCTTCGGCCGCTTAGTCTCCGATGCGGCCAATGAGAGCCCCACAGAGCCACCCGGCCCAGAAGCCAAGGAATAGGGCGATGAAGATCCAGAACCACACGAAGGCCAAAGTACGCCGCTAGGAGAAGGAGTCAATAAAAAAGCGCCAAGGGCCTCGTACCCTACGGCGCCCACCAAACCTGGCGCGGTCACTACCGAGGCGCTGCGCCAGGCTCTACCTCACAACCAGGTTTAAGGCCCTCTTGTACCTGACCTCTTTGTCCTCTGGGCCCTTGATGTACGGCAGGATGTATTTGTCCCTGTGCACCCTTGGCTTGGGGTGCCACTGTTTCCTCCAATGGCCATCTACGAGCCAGCGATGGCTCCAGTCGATCTTCATCTCCCCGGTGTTCCCAGCCTTGTGTTTCACCCTACGAAGCATGACGTATTTGACTGACGAACCGGCCAATGCCGATGCAGCCTTCTCTAGTCTATGCCTCACATGGCGCTCTGGGCGTTCGCTCCTGACCTCCACGAGGGTCTGCTGGATCAAGAGCCAGAAGGCCATTGGGAACTTGATAATTCCTTGTGCAACAAACAATGGGGATCTTAGTAAGGCTGACTGAATGTGAGGGTGGAATAGAAAACCGCCGCGTTCAACCGATAGATCATGGGATAGGAATATCACATCGGCCTTGCCATCCACTGTCGTCCAAGCCATAGCCTCAAATTCGTAGTCTTCATGTTTGGGTAGATGGATAACAACAGGCTTCTCGAACAGGACTAGAGCGCAGGGGCACGGGAGGATCTCAAGGCTAAAATTGGTGGGCGCATCCTTCGATGCATGCACTACGAGCTTGGACAACTCCTCTGAAACCCAGAAGGTCTGCCCATGCCTCATATCTCTGGAAAAGCGCCTTCGCCTCTCCTTTTCTTGGACTATCGTCCTCTCGGCATACTCCTCCGCAGCCGATTTGGCCTGTCGTGTGAGAGCCGGATTTTCAGTGAGATATGGAGACTTAGAAAGGCGGAGTCCGGCCGGAGGCGAATAACTCTTGAGACTGTCTACCCTATTGGCTAACTCATCGTGTATCTCAAGGGCCTGCTTCATGCGAATCATAAGGGGAAGATGCCACCGCTAGGATGCGAGAGTCAATAAAAAACGGCGGCCCCATGACAGAGCCGCCCATGCCCCAGGATCCAAGTGGGACGCGCCGAAGCGCACCCCTATTCTACCTTCCGTACCCCCGCTGGCAAAGCCTCTCTATTGTCCCAAAGGCCAGGCCACCGACGATACTCCCCGCCCTGAGCCCCCTCAATCGGCTCCGGCTTCTTATACCCACTCGGAGCATGACGCACCTTCCGCTTCACCTGGTCCCAATACACCCAATCACCCTGTACCACCACACCACCACACACCGAACACTTACCCGCATACTGAGTCAACAACCTGCGCTCCCCTTCCCCCTTCTCCCCCCCACAACCAGCCCGCTCCTTACCCTCCGCTCTCACCCTCTGCTCATAATGATCCCGCCAACCACTCACTTCCCTCTTGCTATCATACGACCGAAACGGCTTTTTCACCTTCCGCCCTCCTAACAAGAAAAGCGAGCAAAGCGAGCAGAGCGAGCCAATTCCCAGGGTAGCAGCAACACCGCTATCCCTGCAACACCTTTCTTTCTTCTACTACCTCCGCAAGCATAAAAGGCGATTCCAGAGCTAAGACGGATGCTTGTATTCCCAGACACACAGAGGCATACGGGCATAGTCACCAGTGGGGGGGCTTCTCACCGCAGCGCTTGTGTGTATACAAGGGCGCCACGCTAGTGCTATGCTCCGCTGCGTGGCGCTACCAGTGCGAACGAAGCTAGAGGCATCCATGAAGCAAGAGCAGAGTCGGAAGACTGTGGGTGAGACATGGCGCCTTGGCGCAAGCCTAGTAAGCCTACTCTAACGCTAAGGTTACCTGCTGAGACGGTTCGCCTGATGAGGCTTGAGGCGGCCGCTTATGGGGTGAGCGTGAGTGTATTCGTTGGGATGTTGTGGCTGGCGTATCGTCGTGGCGACTTGGTACTGCCGATGTCTATTGACAAGGCTGGCGAGCGAGCGGTAGCATGACTCTTGTGGCCAATCTTGCTTCGAAGGAGTTGAACGCTCTTAGGATGCTGAAGGTGCCGAAAGAGCGCAGGGTCGAGATAGCTCGCAATGCAGCGTTGGCTCGTTGGGCTGGGCATGTCCGCAAGAGTAAGCCCCGCAAGAACATAGAGTCTACGTAAACTCCTCAAGTATTTTCATCTTCTGTCGATATTCCCCTTGACATTGCTTCCGGAAGGATGTATCTTAGTAGATGTAGCAAGTGAGGTTGGTTTGGTTCTCTAACTGCGGAGGTAGAGATGGACGCGCTCAAGGCGGGAACGCGGTGCGAGTGTCGGGAGTGCAACGACTTTGGAGGCGATCCGTTCGTCAGGACGCACGATCCGTCACGTTTTACCGCTGACGATCAGTGCCCGCTTGGGGCCGTTCGCCTTGTGACGGTGCCGTGGGATGTAGCAGTACCCGAAAACAATTGGGGCGGTACTTCTGGCGCGTCAAGTAAGGTTCGCATCCCCATGTGCCAAGCCTGCGCCGAGTACCACGAAGCGAAGGGAGCCTAGCCATGACTACCGCCGAACTAGTCGAGGACTTGAGGGAAGATATCTCTTGCGGGTTCCCGCCCATGAAGCGAGACATCGTGGCGGCTCTGTCCCTGGCTTCTACCTTCGCCAAGACCGACGAATGGGCCGATGTCGAGATACTGGCCCGCCTTGCGGCCGACCTTGCCGGAATGTTGCAGAGGCAGCCAAAGTGAAGGCCCTCATGCTGGCTATTCTCATTCTGAGCGCCTCTGGATGCGCGACAACTCGGCCCCAACTCGACTGCGAATCATCGCAAGGAGACTGGGCCGCCTGGAACTGGGACGGGGGCAGAAACAAAACCTGTAGGGCGGATACTTTGACTGGCGGCATGGAAGGGCTGCCAGCTAGTGGCGATGCCGCCGCCCCCTCTCGTCTCTAACTGCGGAGAAACCCACATGAACTTCGTCAACCTATACCAAGAACTTAATGCAGCGGGCGTTCCACTAGACAGCCACGAGTCGGACCTTTACTGCAAAGCAACGCCGGAAGCATTGGCTATCGTCAAGGCCTCTGGGTACTTCCACACCTACTTCAAAAGCAATATCGACGGCGACCTATGGGTTGAAGTCCCCTTCGCCTACTACCCATTTTGGGAAGCGAGGGCGGCCAAATGAACGAAGACCTCAGAAAGCACCTGGAAGCCCTAGGCCGAGCCTACGGCCAGAAGGAAGCACCCGTACCATGGCCCCGCGATGCCAAGGGCGTCCTTCGCCGGATCCCAAGCCCCGAATGGGGCCCCTACGGACACCAAGCCCTACAGAACCTGGCCACCTTCGGACAAGGAAAGCCCATCGTCCTCTGCCAGCACTGCGACGTTGAGATCCGCGCCTGGCCGAGCTACAAGGCCCATACCTGCAACCTCTGCAAGGAAACCGGAGGCCCGCCCAGATGAGCCTCACAAGAGCAGAACGAGAAACCGGCATCCTATGGGACGAAGAGGCCGATACAGCGCTCCTGTGGACGACCAGCGAGCCAATCAAGCGCCGTATGACCCGACGCCACGGCCCGCCAACTTCAACCCACGGATCGTGCGCCGAGTGGCGTTTCCCTAAGTCCTACGTCCGTCTGCCAGCCAAGCCCCGCGTGCTTTCCGAGGCTGCCAAGGCCAAGGCTGCCGCTTCTCTGAGAGCTTCCCGATGACCTTCGGCCCAGTCTGCCCCTACCATGGCCAGCGGCACATGGTTCGGACCGGCACCCAAGAGTATACGTGCCAAGAATCAGGCGAGGTATTCAGCCTACGCGCCTGCCTTGCGACGCCGAGCCCGGAGGAGAAGATGTCACAGTCCGAGTACGGCAAAGCCCTATATCATAATCACGTAGAGGTTTACGGCCGCGAGTTGCTGGCTAATGCACTCAACATCTTCGCGCCAAAGGAGTAGTCC